AGAAGCGAAGGGATTTAATAAAGAATTCATAAAAACTATAAAATAAATGCCGTCCTTGGCTTACAGTGCTACTGCCGGGTAGCTTCGTTAACTAAGAGCGGGCGCACGGCAGTAGCCGCCTGATTTAGCGCTCTTTCATAAGCTGGCGTTCCAGCTTTAGTGTTTGCCAGACGTAAGAGCGCATTCCTTGCTGCTTTGGATTCATACAAGCGCATCATTGCACCGAAACCAGCCTCAAGCCCCATTGATATGCCAAGAGTCGTAGTTGCGCCAATCGTCCTTATCCTGTTGGCTTGCGATTGCCCCGTCTGAGTTACTACATTTGCGGTGTCTGATCTTGCTGTTTGCTGTAGAACTTCATGAAGAGCATCAAGTTCTTTCATGTGCTTTCCAGAAAAAATAGTGTTGTAAATTTCACCGCCTGACTGAGATTTCAGCTTATTAACTTCCGTGATGAACTTGGCTGGAGAGTCACCGGCCTTTTCCGCTATTTTGCTGACGTAAGCTGCACGCATAGCATCTTTCCCTTTATCATCCAATGCGCTCCAGATTCGTTTCACGTCAGATGGTTTTCTGCTTAATACAACAGTATTTATAAGTTCAGGACTGGCTTCACTGCTTGCCTTGTTGAGCTTGTTAGCAATGTTTTTATTAAGCACCTTATTATAAACGTTTGCATAATCGGAGTTTGCTTTAAGGTATTTTGCTGCGTCTGATGCACCGAGGTTTTTTGCAACTGCGTTACGAAGGTCTTTTGACATTGCATTCTCTACCATATTGGTAGCTGCTTTTGCCTGGTTGGGGAAGACCATAGCATCCCCCTGAACATTAGATCTAAATGCTGTTCTGTGCTGACGCAGGAGATCAAACGTAACATCCAAATCAGTTGCAGGGTTTGCTAATTCTTCACGTAGGTTACGCAAGGATGTAAGCAGGCTTTGATTGGCAGACGTCCCAAGCCGTTCCTGTCTTGCGATCGCTGTATTCAGAGCATTCATGGTATTTGTGGTATCAACTGCGGCATTACCCATTTTATTGGTGACGTCATTGATAACAGCGCCAGCGGCATCCTTCCGTCCCCTTAACGTGGTGGTCAGAGATTTCACCACATCATCAGGGTTGTACTCACCAAAACGGTCAAAATAATTGCTTACCAGCTTACTACGCGTTGCATATTGCTCCGCTCGCTTTGAGCCTGTCCCGAGCAAAGCCCCCTCAGCATCCTGAGTAAGTCCGCGAGTGAAAGCATTTTTCGGCGGGATAACATCAGATGTCATTGGTGTCACGCCCATCGATTCTGATGTGGCAATTTTCTTCGCCACTTCTGGCGCAATATCACCTTTTATAGCCGTTATTCCACGCCCTATTCCCTTTGCTGCTGCGGAAAGAACACCCTGAGCGGCAAGGTTAACTCCGGCATTTTTAGCTGCATTTTGTGCGAAATCACCTTTCTGATTTGCGGCCTCTGCCAGTGATCCAATAGCCATGCTTCCTGCCGTTCCAACTCCTGGAACTAAATACCCGCCAATTGTTTCTCCAGCTTGAGCGTAGGGGTCTGTCGGTCGATCGACTGGACGATAGACATCATCCAAAACCTTGGGGCCACCAAGCCCCTGACTGATTGCATTAATCAGACTTGCGCCGCCCTGTAATACGTCAAATGGTATGTTTACCAGACCACGACCAGCCTGTTCTGCAATTTGCCCTGCACTTTGACCACCAGTGAGCCAATCGCCAGCTTGTTGCATCAATGATGGTTCTTCACGTGCTGGTTCATTATTGGCCTGATTAACAGTTTGTTGCTGAACAGCCTGACCAGCAAAATACTCATCAATGGCGGTGCCAATATCTTCCGTGCTCGTACCATCAGGGAAGGTAAATGTCTTACCGTTTGCAGTTACTTTCATCATTCCACCGTAAATTGAATGCCTGATTTTGACGTGTAGCTACCTCCTGCTGATTGCTGAGTAGGCGGCTGTTGCATTGATGATTTCTTCCCTCCATTACCGACATTAACGTTATATTGCTGGTTGTAATTGTCGGTATATTGCTGAATGTCGCGCATTGATTGTTGCAGTGCTTCAGGGCTTGAGAAATCAACCTGTGGCATACCTTGAAAATACATCTTTGCTTCTGCAACGGTGTTGATACCGGATGCCCCCATGTCTCTGGCTGCTGCAATGCCCTGATTCTGCATCTTTCCTTGGATTCGCTGTGCAGCGTTGTATAGTTTCCTCTGATCACCACCAGATGCACGGCTACGAATATCTGCACCAAGAGCAGGAGAACCTGAAGAGCCTGTAATGCCAGTCATGAAGCCAAGATCGTCAATTGATGCACCAGAAATTGCATCAAGATCTTTCTTCATTGCGTAATTCTGCGCGCTTGCTGCCGATGTAGCCGGAGCGGCAATAGAGCCAGCAGGAACGCGAACCATATTCCCCTCGTTGTCGATACCTTCGTAGAACGCATTAGCCCCAGCGCCGTGAAGTTTCCCGCCTACCGTTACAGTTCTGCCATCTGATAACTGAACTGTACGCTCATCATTCCCAGCGGTTCCTCTTGTTGACGCTCGCTGCATTGCCAAATCCTGCCCGCGTCGCGCAGTAGAAGCAGATAAGTCCTGACCGCGCATCGTGATGTTCTGGCCTCGTGCTGTTAGCGCCTCTCCAGCCTGATTGCTGCGGATTGTCTCTGCCAGCCTGCCTCGGTCAATTTCACGACCAACCATCTTGTCCTGAACATTGAAGTAATCAATCGGACCAAGAGCAGCCATCCCAAGGTGATCAACAAACTCACCAAATCCTGAAGGATTCTGCTGATACATCTGAGCAACGTTATTGGGGTCAACACCGACGCGCGCCAGTGCCTTGGCGTTGTTTTGCAGCCATGATTGCATTGCTTCTGGAGACGAGGCCGCAAGGCGTGCGCCAGCCGCTAAGGTGCCGATAGAATTGCGCTGGTCTTCGTCTGCCCACTTCATACCAGACTGAATCTTCTCTAATTGACGAGGATATTTGGTCATCAGATTTCGAACCTGCTGTCGATCGCCGGACTGGATGGCTGCCGCATATTCTTTTTGGAATGCAGCATCCGCTTCCTGTTGCTTTGCGGCTTGATATGCTTGAGCGACACTCCCAAGCCCCTGCAACGCCTGAAGGCCGATGTTATTGCGACCTGAGCGCTCCATTTCGTTGTTCTGGCGAATATAGGCCAACGCCTCACTTACATCACTTGCCTTTGGCGCATTTGAGTTTTGCCCACCGATACCAGCAAGAAAGCCGCCTGAGTTGATTCCTTGTTGCCAAGTAGCCATATTCCCACCTTAAAACAATGATCCAAGACCACCGATAATACCGCCACCAATAGCGCCAACAGCTGTACCTATTCCAGGCACCACAGAGCCAATCATCGCCCCTGATGCAGCACCGCTCATGGCACCTCCCAAGGCTGATTGCAGTCCTGATGGTCGGTTAGCATTAGCCGCAGATGCTGCCGCCTGCTGTTGATACAATTGGCTGACATTGTTAGCGTAGTTCTGTCCGGCGTTTGCCTGACCTGTAAGAGCACCAAGGCCGATATTTGCCAGATTGTTGTAGTTATTCATCTGACCTGACAGCCAGTTTTGACCGAGTGTAGGCGCGATTGCTGCCAGCTGGTTTCCGGTTGCTGTAGAGCCTAATCCACCCGTTGCCTCTGCTGCTGCCAGACTCTGATAGCGCGCCTGCCCTGCAAGGTCTTTATACTGCTGAGAGTTGTAATACTGGTTAAGCGCCTGACCTTGCCCCTGAAGAGAGGAAAGATTCCGCAACTGTGATACGTACTGCTGAGCGAGTGGCGTGAACGGTGCAAGGTTCTGCATGTTCGTCTGCCACATTTCACGCTGCAGTTCGATACCTTTTTCAGTTGCGCGTGCCTGGGCTTTTGAACCGCCATCACTGCCACCTTTGCAGTAAACAGCTTTGCTGAGGTGCTTATTGGCAATCTGGAAAATTAACATTCTTTAGCTCCTCGTATTTTGAGCGCGGTAACTGATAAATCGTGATGCCTACAGGCTTTCCATTGCTGGTATAAGCATCATCAAGGTGACCAACACGGGTAGCGCCAAGCAAACGGATAATTGCCCGTCCGTATTTCGTGGTGTCAGGAACCATAGTGATGCTGTTAAGGAATGGTGAGTTTTCGAGAAGCCATTTGCAGAATAATCGATGCCCTTGCAGTGCATATTCGCCACGGAATCCGGGGTCGTACACCGCATGGCATTCAACAACGCTATGCCAGAAGTTACGCACTTCATGCACTCCGACCAGCATCAGTCCTTCGTAGATGCCGAGGTATACCGCATCAGGCTTGATGTAGTATTTGTCTCCACTGTCTACGATATTTCCCGTGTTTGCCGGGTTGTTGAGGAATTCTGCAAGCTTCACCGGATTATCGATGAGCTTTATTTCCATCACTGCTCCGCAATGATTTTGATGGTTGTGGCAGTAAACGCCGCACCATTTGACTGAATGGTTAACGTACTGCCATTTGTGGCAAGAAAGCCGTCTTTATCCACGCTGAAGAACGTAGCTAACAGGATGTTGTCGGTTGTTGTTGCCGCATTACGACTGCTAACCAGTGTGTCAGGAACAGAGCCGGAAAATGTTAGCTGCATTGATCTGTTAGCAGTTCCGCTGGACCACGTCCCGACAATCGACAGCTTGAAGAACAAGGTTTTGTTCTCGTTGAACACAACCATCTTGTTGTTAACGGTGTCGAAGAATGGTGCCAACGAGCCGGATGACGGCGTGAGCGTTTTCAGCAGGCTAACAAGGTTGGTCGGCGCTGTCGGAATGGTTACAGATACGCCAGAGTAAACAACCTCTGATTTCTTGCGCGTGGTGGCATACTCAAGCGCAGATATTCTTGTTGAGTGATCACCAACTGTGCTTTGTAGCGTCGAAATACTTCCTTCTGCCGCTGTGAGCCTGGTATCAAGTGCGTCGATATCGGTTGTATTCTGAGTTATTCGCGCATCATGGTTTGCTAACTCAGATTCATTGGCAGCAATTCGCGTCTCGTGATCAGCCAGCTCTGTTTCGGCAGCCGTAATCCTTGTTTCATGATCTGCAAGAGTGATTTCCGCTTCTGCGATTCTATGTTCATGATTGATGAGAGTTGCTTCAGCAGCTTCAATTCTGGATTCATGGTTTGCAAGGGTGACATCCTGCTCATCATTCTTCACCTGTGCATCATAAGCCCCCTTCCCTGCTTCGTTGGCCTTGTTTGCCACGTTACCAACATCAGTACCCTGTGCGATAACGTACAGCAGATATGACTGCGAGAAGATATTGCGTGGAAGGACTGATATGTCGAGCCGCGTAGCCTGAATGATTACCGGCTCATTGAGATTCGAATCCGCCATTACTCAATCCTTATCTGGCAGCCAGACAGAGTGACAGGTGACTTCGTGATAACGCGCAATTTGAATCCGACATTTTTCCTGATGCGCCCAACTCGCTTCCACAAAACGCGTTTGTCGTAAACGAACGGTTCATTCTGCTCAATCATCTGCTCACGCCCGTAATTGATGCCGTCAGTAGTTGCAGAGAGGAACAGGCGGTCAGCATACTGCGCAACTCCAGTTGACGATTCAACTTCAAGGTCGAAAACTCTGGCGTTATCCGCTTTGAACAGAGGAGTAAACAGCAGATGTTCCTGTTGCTTGTCGTACTGGCTGCTGATGTCGAATTGCAATTTCCCGGTCACGGACTCCAGTTTATCGCCGCACGTTATCTGATTGCCTTCGTAAATGAAGTCGATAGCGCGGTACACATCGTCATACAGTCCTGTTTTCAGCACACACCATTGCGGACCATTAGCGCTTGAAGATGCGTCGTAAACAAGAACATGGCGCGGCAGGTGAATAATCAGCAACTCATGAGCATCAAACCGCAACGATTCCATCACGCCATCAGCCAGTTCATCAGCAGTGTAGGAGCGTAGTATTTTCTCAATGCTCGCGCTGGCGATTGGTGATACCTGACCGGAGCCGATGATGTATACAGACGGCGCACCCGTTGCCGGATTGCTGATGAACGCATAAGAATCAGCGAATGGCGTTTTGCAGTAAGTCCCGGCAATACCTTTCTGCACCATCAGCGATGGTTGTGCAACATACAAAGCGGCACCAACGGTGGTTGCACCAGTCAGGGAGAAATATTCAATCGTCGATGAACCAAAGCAGACGATGAAGTCTCGCCATGTTCCGATGCCGATGATGCCATCAGGCTGAGACTCGGCACGATATTGTGCGCTGTATCGGTCAGGATGTGATTCGTCTTCAAGGTCAGTGATAAACCATGAATCAGTGCCGTCTTTTGACCACGCATAACGCCCACGTAAGCGCGTAATGTCGCGGACTGAACCTAACTCATACTGCGTGAATCCGCTGTCTGTAGGCCAGTTTGAGACTGTTTTAACTGTGCCATCATAGCGGTATTCGACCAGTTGCCCGTTAACACCTACCGCCTGTGATGTCCGACCATGTGCCATTGATACGCGACCACTTCCTGCAACATCACCGACTTCACTTTCGCCCTTATACAACTTGCCACCACACACGCGATAAACGGCACTCTGCGCCATGTTGTACTCGACGCCGCGCGATACGCCGTTCACATCAGAACGTTTGGCAATGCCCGGGAATGAGCGAAGATATCCGCTGCTGTTCAGGATTTCTTTGGGTGTAGCCAGCATATTCACTGGCAGATAGTCGATATAGTCGGCATTTCGGAAGTCTTTGCCGACACCTTTCATAAGCGGAAGTTGCTGAATCGGCATTTATTCGCTCCCGTTATCGCAAGGTTCCTTCCGGTGGAAGTAATTCCAACCGTTCCACTTCGCCAACTGATTACCGCTACCAACAGGCATACGGTTTGGATAACCGGACTTACATTTGGCGGCTTTTGCTCTGTCCATTGCAGACAGTTTGACGAGTCGCTCTTTCCCGTATCTGGCAGTAGTTATAAGTTTTGCAGGTGCTTCCAGCGCATAATCCGGAGCAATGCGGCAGGCAAGGTTGAAAATGACAGCATTGATAGCGTTATTTGATAAACCGTGCTCATCGCCCGGATCTGGAGCGACATCTGCTTCAGCGAAAATGTAGCCAACGTTGATACCAGGTGACGCATCACCGCCAAGCCATTCAGCCATCATCATTTCAAGGTCGTTGACGCCGTCTTCCATAGACTGCGGTTCGACATCGGTTAACGTGGCATTTGATGCAACACCGAGCTTACGTAATGCTGCAAGGACTAAATCACCCTTCGTTGTCAGGTTCATCTGCTGCCGCCTTAGGTTTTCGACCAGGCTTTTTACGCTGTTTTTCTTCTGGCTCTGGCTCTGGCTCTGGCTCTGGCTCTGGCTCTGGCTCTGGCTCTGGCTCTGGCTCTGCAACATCCTTCAAAAGCTCATCAGGATGTGAAAACCAACCAGCATCCAGATATTCCTGAAGCTCTTCGGCTTTCACGATTTCAAAGTCGTATCCAACGCCTTTCCACTTCTTCATGTCGCCATGACGAAAGATCATGTGTGTCATGCTTGTCTCCAGATAAAAAAGGGAGCCGAAGCTCCCTCTGGTTATCACGCAGTCTGGTTAGGCAGACCAACACCAATTGCCTCTGGTCGTACAGCACATGCTGAATACCACACAGCAATACGGCACTTACCAGACAGAGTGTTGATATCACCCTGCGTTGCGAAGATGCCGTTAACACCAATACCAGGAATGCTGAAGGAAGACGTTTTCATGCCAGCAAACAGCTCATGGGTTACCGGGATCGGCTGAGACAGCAGACGGATTGAGTCATCAGCCCAGAACACGTTAGCGGTGGTTGTTGCCACGTTCAGAACGTTTACCGGAGTGGTATCAGCAAGAGAGGTGTTTACGTTAGCGTAAGCCTTCTCTTCTTTTGTCAGTGACGCGTCATCCAGCGCAATAGGCTTCGGCGTGATTTCGATGTGAGTACCATCGATCACACGGGTGATTGAGAAAGTCGCGTCATCAGTCAGCACGTTCTTCGCCATCTGAGACAGGAATTTCACGCCAGTGAAGCTGATTTTGTCGCCGCGCTTAAATCCGGTGGTGGAGGATACGGTCACCGTTGCAACACGGTTGTCGACGTTCTCTTTGTTACCATCGGTATCAAGAGTGTATGCCTGCGGCTTAAACTTCTGCGCACCAGAAACAGTTACACCAGTAGCGGTTGACTTGGTAACTGCCGGAAGTTTCGGTGAGCGAAGAATTTCATCAAAGCCAGCAATCTGACGCTGAATAGTACCGTTGCGATACGCTTCTTCAGGAACGCGCCCGAAGATGTCACCATCTACCAGGTTGCGGCCTGCTTTGCGGTAATCGTCAGGGTTCAGGAAGTAACTGATGCCCATATCGCGGTTTAGCTCACGGGAGAACATCAGGCGCTCTGCATCAGACACAAAATCCCAGCCAGACAGGCCAGTAGATGGACCAATTGCTCGGGTATCGTGAACAACAAGTGAGCCCATTTCAGTTGCCTGTTTGGCAATTGCTGACTCAATGTTATTCGCCAGTTTTTTAGCGGATGCCTGGATGCGGCGACGGTAAGAACGCTCATCACGCAGGTCATCTGCACGAAGCTCGAAGAAATCGTTATCCGGATCGCCCATGTTGCATTTCACGGACAGTTCCAGAATACCGGTAGCGTTGCCAGTTAAATCCCAGCCAGTCTGAGTTGGCGCTTCCTGCTCAACAGGCATCCACACGGTGTTGCTTGAACGTTGCATGGATTCTGCCGGAGGGGTGTATTTTGTCACTTTAGACGCCATTGGCGTCAGGTTCTGGACGGTTTCGATGATTTCATCCAGAGCATACGTGACCAGTTGACCTTCATTTAATGCCATTATCGAATTCCTTTATTCAGTTGCGCCTTGAACTTGCGGTATGTCTCTACATCCCCTTTGTTTGCTGCCGCTTCCATCTGCTTTTCAATCGCAGAGATATTTGCAGCAACAGCGTGTCCCTGAATGGGTTCATCAGGTAACGGGGCTTCTGAAACAGGCTTGGCTCGAGGCTTGAGAGTTAAACGTTCTGACAGTCGAGTGAGTTCAATCAGCGCGGATTGCCCGTCCATCGCCAGCAACTGGCGTGTTTTCTCAGGATTAGCACCAAGGTGATACATGAGAGCAGCGGATTTCTCCGGGAAGAGGCGCATGATGTCTGCACCGACTGCTGGCGGCACCAGTTGCATGAATGCATCCTCTTTCTCCTGATAGTCAGGGATATTGAGCTTTTCCGCTGCGTCGTAGTGCTTACGGGCTGCCTCGACGTATTGCGCTGATTGCTGGGTGAACTCCTGAGTTTTGCGACCCTGCTCGGCGACAGCCTGGCTTCGTGCGTCCATGGCCTTGATCTGCCATTCACTGTTTGCCTGCTGGAAGGCAGCCAGTGCGCGGCTCTGGTCATAGTCGTACTTAGCCAGTGCATCTTCGGAAAGATAATCGTTAGGGTCTGGTTGTTTTGGTAACTCAGGGTTCACCCGCAGGTGCTCCGGCAACTCTCCACGCTTAACCGCTTCCATCTGCTGCTCAAGCTCACGCTGGCGTTTGCGTTCGATGCGGCGACGGGCAAATTCAGCATTAGTTGCCGGGTCTTGTTTTGGTTTCTCATCGTCTTTCAGGACAATCTCGAAGCCTTCTTCCTGACCTGTGTTGTCGTTGGCATTATCGACAACTAAGCCATCAGCAGATGCCGCTGCATGATTGCCGGGCAGGGTTAATTCTTCAGAAGCCTGAATGTCGGTGGTTTGGTCCATGATTAACTCTCTCTTATTGAGGTGTCTCGGCTACTCCGCCGGAGGGGATTTGAACTTGACGCATAAGATTCGCGAAATCCATGCGTTGTGAATGAGTCTGGTCTGCATCTTTAAGAAGCAGCTCAGCGTTAGCACGAGCATCTTTGCTGCGCTGTTGCTGGAATTGACCTACGAGCTTGAGGTACTCACGCAGTTCTGCCTGCTTGTCGAGGTCCATATTGTTGAAGATTTCTGCAATCTTCGCGGCGTTGAGTTGGTTTTGGGCTTCAACCTTGGCGGCTTCAACCTGAATCTGCGCCTGTTGGTTCTCTGCCTTGATCAATTCAGCCTGACCTTGCAGAAGGATACCCTGCGCCTGAATTTGCTCTGCTGATGGCTGCTGCGGCTGTTGTTGTGCCTGCTGTACCATCTCCATCTCTTCAGGTGTTTCTGGTTTCTTCAGCCCCATCATCACCAGTTGCTTGTTAGCGTACTCTCGCATCATCTCGACGCCTTTACCGTCAAGCAGCGTGAAGTATTGCAGCATCAGCATCTGGAACTCTGGAGTACCTTGCGGAACCTTAGTGAGCAATTCCTGAATCTCTGCGCGGTTCTGTTCCTTCATGCTCTGGAAGGATGGCCCAACGTCCGTATAGCACTCATAGCGACCGCGAATGTCGTTGAGTGTGACCACATTACCGGACTGGTAATCTACAACTTGTGCGTAGAGTTGAACGTCTTTCTCGCTTCCATCTTCAAGTGTCAGCGTTACATGACGAGGAACGTCATAAATATCGTTGACCATTGAGGCATAAATCTCGCCATCACGTCGCATTGCGGTAGCTAGGTTATCCTGAAACACGTATGTCTCAAGGTCTGCCCGCATGTTCAGTTGATTGACGGTATCGAAAGCGACCTGAGAGTTTGCTGCCTGCGCATCCACACCAAGACTAGCCACCTCTTTCACTGCGTTGGTGGCAGCCTCAAGCATGTAAGCGTTGGCTTGCGGCACTTCAGGGTTTTCCATGTAGGAGATTGGACCAATCGGCAGGTCGTTACCGTTTTCATCGGTCCTGTTCTGCAGATAGTAATGATAGTCATCATTTCCACCGTACATGTATTCGTAGCCTTCGATTTGCTCAGGGAAGAAGGTCGGTTTCTTCTTCGGTGAACGAGCAACAATATCGGCGTTGAATGACATGATCATGTTACGAAGGCGTTGACCGTCTTTCGTCAGCCTTACCACTCCTTCGTAGCACTCCTTGTCACCAGCGAATGACCATTCGCCATACACTGGAACGATTGGAATATGCTCTCCGGCTATCTTCTCGCGGTCTTTCAGTATCTGCGTGCAGGTGATGATCGACTTATACACACGCCGACGCTTCACCTTGCGCTCTGCTACCTTAATGAATCCACGATTAGCCAGGTCGTCGATGACGTCTTTGATATCCTGCTGGTAATAGCTGACCGGCTCACCTGTCAGCGGGTCGCGGTAGATGAAGACTTTCTCTTTCTTCTCTTCTACCTCGTAATACTCAGCGACGTAGACGACATCATTCGATACCCACGGAAACAGCCATGTATCGTTTGGATTCTGGAAAGATGGCAGCGTGTCAGGATCAATACCGTAATCCTCTGCGAACTCTTTCCAGCCATTGCGTGACAAGGCGTTAATCACCGTGCAGTGCTTAGCGTCGCTCTTATCCATCTGCTTGCTGTTTGCGTCCCATATGACGTGTGAGCAGGCTTCATGGATTGGCAGGCGTCGGATTACCTGATTGTTGCTTGTTGGATCGTTGTCTTCGTACTGTGTGACCAGACGCCATGCACCAACGCCGGACTCTATCTGCTCACGAACGCCAACGTTAACGGCAATCTTTGCCGTGTTATGGCGCATATCAGTACGATACATCCCCATCAACACATCGGCTGCATCAGGATTAGCGCCGTCTTTGGGTCGGAAGAGAACGTCGATAGGGTTCCGGCGCATCTCTGCGACCAGTTTCCTGACCACCGGGCGGACAACATCGAATTGTCCGCGATATTGCAGGGTGGTGTAGTTTGATAGCCAGTCATCCCATTGCGACACTCGGCTAAAATACAGGTCATTTGTCGCCTCGGTTCTGGCTTCATCGCTCGCCATCCAGTCCGCGTCAAACTTACACAGAATGGAATTGAGTCTGTTTTCGTCGGCCATTTAAGTTCTCCGTGCGATGGGCCTGATTGGGGCTGGTATCTTTTTCTCTTTTGGTTTTTTGATGTCGCGCATCATTTTTGCGAAGCGGCGCATCATGTATGCATAGCGAACGGCGGATAGCACGTCGTCGTTAAGCTTGACGATTTTCCCGTTTTCATCACGGTGATAGAGGCGGAACTCCTCAAAGAATGGCTCACAGGTGTTGAATACTTTGAAGCGACCGTCGAGCATCATGTCTCGCAATTCAGTGATGCCAGGCTCAACAGCATTACCTCCATCAGGCCATGTTGCATGCTCCTGCAACATCATAAAACCAGCGTCCGCGTACTGCCCTTTAAGCTGCTCACCGCCGCCCTTCTCGTGCTGGTTTCCGTCATGAGGCCATGCGGTTGGCACTTTATGCGCCCATGATTTAACAGCTCCCCACGCCTGAACGGCTGTCTTCTCTTTCGCCTTCCACACGCGTGAAACGTAGATTGTGTCTGCGTCCTTATCCCACCAAAGCTGAACCTGCGCCTGCGGGTGATCCCATCCGAAATCCATCCCGCCAATTACGTAGAAGTGATCAGGACACTCGAACGGCTGACACTTAATAGTCTCTTCCGGTATCTGGAAGATTCGACCACTACCCATCGTAGGAATACCGCGAGCACGCGCCTCTCTCTCATGCTCAGGATAAGATGCGATGATTTGCTCTTTCTGTTCGTCTGTGTAGTGCTCAGCGTCGTAGATGGTCATGTTGACCACTTTCTGCGACTTGCTGGGATTCTTCAGGAACTTGGTAACAACGTCAGACATCCCCATCAGCGGGGTAAACGTCAGAATTGAGAATTGCCCGTATTTGTTGGTACGGGTAAGCCCTTCGCCATAAATGCTGTATGGTGGTTCTTCGTCAAACCACACACCGTGGATTGTGTCACCCTGCCAGCGAGCACGGCCTTGCGAGTATGGTTTGAAGTAGCAGATTGAAATACCATCTTCAATGCCATCAGCCGTGTGATGCTTAACCAGAAGGTGATCAACAAGGTTCGGAAAGAAAGGAGACTTCTTCCAGCTAATGATGTCTTCTTTCGGTATGGAACCGTAGCCAGGCTCATCATTCTCTTCGATACGACCGCACAGGATGCGTTGAGTCGTTTTGGTTACAGTCTCGTTTGTCTCGCCGCCAATCCAGAAGACAACAGGCTCATAGAAACGCTTACCTTTCCACTCACCGCCATATTTACCATCAGCAGGATAGCCTTTTGTGCCCGGATAACGCCCTGTAAGGTGAAACGCGACTTCAGCAGCACCAGTAAATGACTTACCAAGCTGGTTACCAGCCATAAAACAGCGCTCTGGATAGTCATGCCCGGCGTCGATGAACTCACGCTGTTTGCTGTATGGCGTAAATTCATATAGCAGGTGTGTGTTCCGGTAGTTCTCTTCTTCTTCGAGTAGCTCGAGCAATTCGATTTGCTCTTCGTCGCTCAGGTTATCAAGAATCGCGTCCAGTTCCACGGTTGAATAGCTCCTTGATACGAGAGCGCCGCTTATCGCGATCTCCCTTATCAGGTGTCACGTCTTCAACTTGCGACTGCTCTTTGAGGCCCAAATCACGGGCGATGATGTTAGCGTTGAGAAGGTCAGCGGCTGCGCCAGAGAATTTCTGGTCGTAGATGACCTGTTCTGCTCGCGTAACGACTTCAGATAAATCTTCTCGCAGGCGATATGTGCGCCATGTTTCAAGCGTCACATCAATGAACAGAGTGAGGCCGGTAATGGTCATCGCTCGCATCTTGGCGATAGGCTCTTGTATCACTTCACCCTGATACGAGAACGCCTTCATCTCCCATAGCGGGTTAGCTTCCACCCACTCGAAGTATTCACAACAAGCAGCCCACAGCGCCTCAGGCGATTCGAATTTAGGATTTCGCCCATGACTACTGCGGGCCTCCCAAAATCGGTTGCCCTTTGGTGCTGCCATATTTATCTCACTTAGTTGTCATTTCAGGTTGAGGGCTCTTTCTCGCCTTCAATCAGTGACTGCTTCAGCAATTCGAGTGTGCCAATCGCCTCGCATAAACTGATTTCACCATCGTAATCATGAATGACGCTTTCCAGCCGCTCGTATAGCTCTTGAGTAATTGGGAATTTCTTCTCCTTACCCAAATTGATTACGCGGCTCACATCATGCTCCGGTAGTGAACAGGTCTAACGCTTCCTTCGATTTACGCACCGCTTCGAATGTGCGGATCGTGATATCTGAATTAGCGCCGCCTGACTGGAAGTGAATTTTGAATAGCTCAAGCTTCAGCTCGTCAGTGCCAATGAATTGAAATGCTTCCTCTGCGGCTGCGTTCTGGTTCATGACCAGTTTGTAAATCTCTAACTGGAATTTCTGTTCTTCAGTCATGGGAATAATCTCTGCCATTATTGGCTCCGTTTATCCGTTAAAAGGGATATCAGTTAAGTTATCCCGTGTAGGGTATAAGCCATTATCAAAGCCACTCTGTAGGGAATGGCTTTTGTAATAACTACCGTTCGCTTAGCTTCTGCTTCAGCAAGTAACCTTCGAGCATCCAGATTTTGTTTACAGCATTCTGCCGGGCAATCTTCCGACCAATTTCTGCATCAAAGTTTTCCGGGCTTGCACAGGCACTCTCTCCGGTGACGGTGAAGCCATTCTTCAGCACCAGTACGCAGAAAGTCAGGAGGTCTGTAGATTTATGCGCTGTCCATGAATCGCCAACGCCCATATTGGCAGCACGAATGCCGTCATAAGCAGTAAAGAAATGCTCTTCAAGAATGATGCTTTCGATATATTGAGGCGTAACTCGCGGAGCGGTTTTGCCTTTCTCAACGATTTCTTTTTCGATTTGCTGGTCGTTCATAATTATGACCCTGTAGAGTGGTTGCTTGATTAGGATGTCTTTCCATCAGTCCGCCACCACAAAGAATCTTTTTTGCCATAAGGCTGGAGGTTCATCTTTCAGTGGCTGCCAGTGTTATTTCCCCACTTACTGTCTTGGGTTGTTTCGCTGTACTGCCGTTAATTGGTGGCCCAGAATAAATTCCGGTTTCATTATCAAGCCCACCCGTTGATGGGCTTTGTAATGACTACAGTAACGAACTGCACAATGCGCCTGTATTTCGAGGATGACGTCCAAATACGTTAATCTTCTCGCGAACGCTCTCACTACACATTCGCTCTACAATTCGCCAAACAGCCTTTTCAGGTAAAAATTTCGGCGCTAGTGCTGAAATAGCACGCCACAGATCCCGACTAAGCGAGCACGCTGTGCTACCGAAACTAAAGATGGCGAACGAAATAGACGTGATAAACGCCCAGCAACCAGAGAGAAAAGTTGAGATGCGGTGATAAAGCTTAGTCATGTATTGCTCCTGTTTTTTTGGTTTTCATCGCCCGATCATTTCAGGCATTGCGTCCTGATGTATTCCTGCAGGTAGTTAACCTGCGCGGTTATCCTGTCGATTCCGCTTCGGAGACGGTAATAATTGAGTTCAGCATCTGCTGTAAGTCTTGGGCTTTCTCCATCGCCCATGCTGCTGGCTCCGGTCGTTGACTTTGCACAGGTGGCGGCGACTTGCAGGCGCTTACGACCAGCAGAAACATCAGCACGGAGACTTTCGATAGTCGCGTTAGCATCAGCAAGCTCCTTTGTATATCTGGCATCGAGTTCTGCTACGTCACGTTGACGCTTCTGCATGTCAGCGATGATGGATGTAGCTTTATCGCGCTGTTCTTTGTAGGCGATTGCATTATCACGGTAATGATTAACAGCCCATGACAGGCAGACGATGATACAGATAACCAGAGCAGAGATAATCGCGGTGACTCTGCTCATACCTCAATCTCTCTGACCGTTCCGCCTGCTTCTTTGAATTTTGCAATCAGGCTGTCAGCCTTATGCTCGAACTGACCATAACCAGCGCCCGGCAGTGAAGCCCAGATATTGCTGCAACGGTCGATAGCCTGACGGATATCACCGCGATCAATCATCGGCAAAGCGCCACGCTCCTTAATCTGCTGCAGCGCAACAGCGTCCTGGCTTTTGGGAGAGAAGTCTTTCAGGCCAAGCTGCTTACGATAGGCATCCCACCAACGGGAAAGAAGCTGGTAACGTCCGGCTGCTGTTGATTTGAGTTTGGGGTTTAGCGTGACAAGTTTGCGAGGGTGATCTGAGTAATCAGTGAATAGCTCTCCGCCAACAATGACGTCATAACCATGATTTCTGGTTTTCTGACGTCCGTTATCAGTTCCCTCTGACCACGCCAGCATATCGAGGAACGCCTTACGTTGATTATTGATTTCCACCATCTTCTACTCCGGCTTTTTTAGCAGCGAAGCGTTTGATAAGCGAACCAATCGAGTCAGTGCCGATGTAGCCGATGAACACGCTCGTTATATAAGCGAGATTGCTACTTAGTCCGGCGAAGTCGAGAAGGTCACGAATGAACCAGGCGATAATGGCGCACATCGTTGCGTCGATTACTGTTTTTGTAAACGCACCGCCATTATATCTGCCGCGAAGGTACGCCATTGCAAACGCAAGGATTGCCCCGATGCCTTGTTCCTTTGCCGCGAGAATGGCGGCTAACAGGTCATGTTTTTCTGGCATCTTCATGTCTTACCCCCAATAAGGGGATTTGCTCTATTTAATTAGGAATAAGGTCGATTACTGATAGAACAAATCCAGGCTACTGTGTTTAGTAATCAGATTTGTTCGTGACCGATATGCACGGGCAAAACGGCATGAGGTTGTTAGCGCAGCCTCTTGCCACCCGCTTTCACGAAGGTCATATGTAGAAGGCCGCAGCATAACTATCACTGATGAGTTCAGGATAGCCAGTGGCTACGGCTCAGTTATGGTGCTGGTTAACGGACTTGAACCGCTACCCATTCGCTTACAAGGCGACTGCTCTACCATTGGAGCTAAACCAGCATATTTGGCGGGACAGCGTGGACTCGAACCACGATAAGAAGGTTAACAGCCTTCCGTAATGACCTTTACACGACTGACCCAAATAAAAAAAGCCACCGTTGCAACTTAAGAGTCACTAACGGCAGCTTATGCCAATAGTGTTGCTCATTTGCTCAATGATGTCAACACGTTCTATGCTACATGTTTAATTTTCTCTACACGTTTCCGATTTTTAAACGCACTATCCAGAACCGGGTAAATCATAAACAACGAGGCATTAAGGATTTCGTCAACTTCCCGTCGACAGGTTGCGAGCGATGGTTTTTGAATGCGCCCGCCGCCACGGCATAACATCTTGCGAGGTCTTGCGACGCGATGATAGTAAGATGCAATGGCGTGCTTGGAAGAGCCATGAGCGTAGTAGCTGAGGAGGATTCCAAAGGCTTTCTTGTCAATGTACATGACGGAATCGACGACCTGAGAAATCAACATTCCATCATCATCATTACACATTGGCCTTGTCATAACTCTTCCCGGCTCTACGCTCTCCATGAACTTCGCTATTACGCTGCTCATGCGCTTTTCCAGACGACCTGAATAAACCCATGCGCCCCACAGTTCAAGCCAGCCATTCAGCCACTCATGCTGTTCTTTGGTGAGGTTTAGTTCTCTTATGCCCACGCGCCTTCTCCCTGTACCTGAATCAATGTGAGATTTCCGCAGAACACTGCCCCAGTATCGATATACATCTGGTTGGCAAATTTGAGTGGTTTCACTGCTGGCGTATGACCAAAGATAAACGTGTCCGCGCCTTTAATTTCTTTAACGATCCCGTCTTGTGAGTTGCTGATTCGTTCGCGGTTCCAGATTACCTGCTGATGATCAACTGGCTTTCCAAATTCGTATTCGTCACAAGGATAATCGGCGTGGCAGATGACATATTTTTTACCTTTGCTCACCAGTTCGATGATTAACGGAAGTTCTTCTGCTTTATGGGCAAGAGCTTTAGCCAGAATTTCTTTGTCGTAATCGAGATTAAAGAACCAGCCACCGCCATTAAACAGCCAGTGATTGACGTTTCCACGCTCTGATAAGCCATCAATCATCATTTGCTCATGGTTTCCACGTACAGCTCTGAACCAGGGGAATGTGATTAATTCCAGGCATTCAACGTTCTCTGTACCGCGATCGACCAAATCGCCAACCGAGATAAGCAGGTCTTTTTTGGTGTCGAATCCTCTCGTCTCCAGTTTTTTCATCAGGTTCGTGTAGCATCCGTGCAGATCGCCAACTACCCAAATATTTCGGTATTTGCTGCCATCAATTCTTTCGTAATAGCGCATCTCTTTCACTCCATCCGCGATGAACCATAAGAACGTCGTTGACGATGGCGTGCATTTTCCCGTCTTTATCATCAACGTATTTTCTTACCGTGCCGCGACTACATTTCAGTCTGCGTGCCACTTCTGTCTGGTTTCCGTATGCTTCAACGAGCATGTCTGGAATGGTTTTTACTGAGAACGTCATGCGGCCTCCAGTAGCTCTGTAATCATTGGCAAACTCCCGCATGTTTCAGTCACAACCAACACAAGCATTCCACCTTTAATCGCCTGATAGCGCTTGATGCGCATATCGTCTATCTGACCGTCATCCAGCCAGAAGCCCGCACTGGTGAGTGCGTCAAAAACGGCTTTGGGCAGATTGTCCAAATCTCGTTTGCGGTTATCGGGAGGTGCTGCGTGGATGGTTATTCTGATGCGAGGTGTGATTTTGATGTCTAGCTGTTGTTGCTGGATTAATTCGATTACTTCTTTTCGGTATCTCTTCCCCCAGTCGCTGATGTAGTGGATCCCTCTTGAGTGTCGCCAATATCGGTTGTTTGAAGGAGGCCACGGCAATTTTATTCGGTAGGTTTTCATGACTTAATCTTCCCCTCCTTCAGCAGTATCGCCTGCGTCCTGATCACACCTTCGAGGTGGTAAAGTCTGGCGTCTTTGTTGTCGAGATTATGGGTGCGTCGGTCGATTTCATCGTGACACGCGCTACAAGCCCATGCTCCGATCAGGTCGTCAGGTTTCATTCCCGTTCCGCAAATTCCAGCCATCCGGTAATGTGCCAGAACTGTAGTTTCAGGGTTGCCATTGCATACGCCGTAAATACGTACCTGGCATTCTCTGCCGCGTGCTTCTTTGCGTAGATTAGCCATTAAGCAGCCTCCCCTGTTACTTTCAGCATTCCGTTATCGAGCAGCTTTCTGGTCAGCCACTGTTGACCACGCCCGGTGATTTTTGTGGTGAACGATATCTGTATTCCGTGATTTGTGTTGACCGCTGTTTCTTTCACTGTGAAATAGCCGCGCTCCATATATTCCTGCATTGGCACATTTCGCCGGGAACCTGAAGCAATAAGGATTTTGTGATCTCGCATCCACGCAAACAGTTTGTTTGGACCAATTCCAACAACCTTTGCAAAGTTTCCAATCAAAATTCCGCTGGCCTCGCCAACGCGATCGGCAAACTCAACTTTAGGTGCGGCAATTGCGAGCTGGTTTTCCAGTTGCATTTTCTGCTCAGCAAGGTCAGCAGCAAGGCGCAACGCTTCTGGTAGCGTTTTTGGGATATTAACCGCAGTTTCTTCAAGCTCTCGCCAACGGTCAACAAGACGAGCGGTGAATTCCGGCGACAACTGGGCAACAACGACAATACTGTCTCGCTTACCTTGTTCGCCTTCGAAGACGTAATGCTCGTACTGAACATTGAACCCTAAGTTATTGATTCTTTCGAAAACCTCAATTTGAGGAAGCCGGATAACACCATTTTTAGCCAGCGTTTCGATGGTACGCTTCACATTGTCATGACGCTTACCAACCAACTCAGCGATTTCAATGCTTGTCATTTTGATGGCATTGCCATTTATTAACTCATTCATCGTCTTCTTCCTCGTACATTGAACTATTCGGATCGCTCATCAGTTCTGCGCAGCAATCGGAGCACACGTGAACTTCCAGCACATGCAGCTTCTGACCGCAGTTAGCGCACGTTAAAGCTCGCTCGACGCTTTCTTGTTCGTAACTTCGATTTGGGTCAATCACCTTGTTTCCTCGCACGATGTCTTAGCCACCGGATATCCCACAGGTGAGCCGTGTAGTTGAAAGTTTTTACGTCAGATTCTTTGGGGATTGGCTTGCGTTTATTTCTGGAGCGTTTCGTTGGAAGGTATTTGCAGTTTTCGCAGATGATGTCGGTGATACTTCGTCGCTGTCGTCTCATGCCGCCCTGTCTCCCCATCTCGCTTTCCATTCCATAGCCAGTCTCGCTTCGTCTGACCACTTAACTCCACGCTCTGTACCGAATGCCTGTATAAGCTCTAATAGCTCCGCAAATTCGCTTACACGCATCCTGCTGGTTGACTGGCCTATTACCACAAAGCCATTCCCGGCAAGGTTAGGAACAACGTCCTGCTGCTTTAATGCTGCGGTAAACACACACTTCCAGCTTTCTGCATCCAGCCAGCGACCATGCCATTCAACCTGACGAGAGACGTCACCAAGGCAAGCCCAAAGCTTTCGGTTTTGGTCTAAGCTGCGGTTGCGTTCCTGAATGGTTACTACGATTGGTTTGGTTGGGTCTGGAAGAATTTGCTGTACTGCGTGAATAGCGTTTTGCTGATGTGCTGGAGATCGAATTTCAAAGGTTAGTTTTTTCATGACTTCCCTCTCCCCCAAATAAAAAGGCCTGCGATTACCAGCAGGCCTGTTATTAGCTCAGTGATGTAGATGGTCATACGTCAGCCCCTTGTGCATATCGTCTGCCACGCGCAGCAGGTGCATTTGATGCTGTGCAAATCTGTCTGGCTTCGTCTTGGTCACATGCAACAAAGTGTCCGTTGCAGAATCGCTGGTAAACCGTACCAAGCGAGCCAAAACGGTTTTTCGTCACGATGATTTCAGCAAATGGCGCGGCGCTACTGTTCTCGTCATATACCGCTTCCCGATAGAGCATGATGATTGAGTCTGCGTCCTGTTCAATGCTTCCTGAATCACGCAAATCTGCGTTTGTCGGGCGTTTGTTTGGTCGCTTCTCAACATCGCGCGAAAGCTGACTCAGGGAGATAACAGGCGTTTTCAGGTCTTTCGCCATCGCCTTAAGGCTTCCTGAGATGTGAGCAATTGCGAGGTCGTTACGGTCTGCTTTCGGCTTCTCAATCAGGCCAAGATAATCCGCCATGATTAGTGACAGGTTTGGATTTTCCTGTTTATGCCGTTCTGCGATTGAGCGTATTTCTTCGACCGATAACCGCGAGGCATCGACTACCCATACATCCAAATCTGCAAGCTGACTCATGCCGTTAGCAACACGCGCCCAGCCTTCGTCATCCATCGATGCAGGATTTCGCAGCACGCTAACCGACATCCTCCCGGCGTTGGCAATGCTCCGCTCTGCAATCTGCAATGCGCTCATTTCCATCGAAAAAATCAACACTCCGCGCCGGACGTCAGAACCAGGAATAACGCGGCTTGCAACGCCTTCGGCAATCTTCAGCGCCAGTTCGGTTTTCCCCATACCAGGACGAGCGGCGATTATCACCAGGTCTTCCGCGTTCATCCCTCCGGTGATAGCGTCAAGTTCTTCGATTCCGGTCTTCAGGGTATCGGACTCTTCTCCGTTCCTCAGACGCCTGTCAAGCGTGTCAGTGTAGTCAGTTATGATTTCCCCTAACCGTACAGGTTTAACCTCGTCACGGGGCTTTCTGATGGCTGAAAGACGCTTTACAAGTTCATCCATCGCCTGACTCGATGCGTCGATGGTTCCGCTCTGAATTGGTTCACGCATTTCATCCATGATTTCCAGCACCAGACGGCGGTGATAGTTATCCGCGACCATTCCGGCATATCCCTTCAGGTTTGCGGAACTCGGGCAGTTTTTGCTGGTCATCAGGATTGACGTGAAATGCTCCTCTCCGCATTCCTCAGCAACCATCAGCGCGTCGATTAGGTTTCTGTTTCGCGCCTGCTTGCGGATAACCTCGAAGGCTTTCCGGTAGAGCGGAATTGAAAACGCCTCCGGCTCCAGCGTTGCCAGAACGTCGCTGGCAGTTGGCGTTAATCCACCAATCAGCAGGCCACCGATAACGCTCGCTTCGATATCCTGTCTCATGCTATCCCCCTGTCTGCAAACTTCCCTTCCCGAACTCCCGTTAACGAATCTTCCCTCAGCAGGTAATCAAAATCTGCCGTCCAGCCCGTGTCGTTGTCTCCGAAGTAAAACGGCTTGGCCTGATGCACAAACGCCCTGACATACGCTCTGAAACCGTCCACGTTTGGCGTTTTCAGTTGCGGGATGATTTTCTTCAGGCGGCGTTTGCGTTTCTCGTTGACCGCAACAGCGTGTGGAAGTCTGTCACCGACTTCGGTGTTGTAGGCGTTCAGGAAGGATTCGTAGTCGATTCGTTCTGCCTTGCGACGTTCAGGTTTAACCTGCCCATCGCCGCCCCCGTTAGGGGGTAAGGGGGTATTTGTATTTATTGTCTTTTGTATATTGTCTTTTGTGTTTGACTGATTCGGTAAATTGCTTTTTACCGATTTGGTGAAGGTTTGTTTTACCGAATTGGTAAATGTTTTACCGAATCCGTTAACTTTCGTTTTCCACTCGGAAATGTTTGTATTCATACCAACTTGACGCCCCACCTGAATGAGAACTCCCATTCTGATAAGCTCGTTTTTGGCGGTAGAGCATTTGGTTGGTGCCATGCCAGTGAGTTCAGCGAACTGTTCGTTTCCGATCCAATCTATTTTTTTGTTGTAACCGTATGTCTTGCGCCACACAGCCATAACAATCAGTAACTGATGTAGAGTAAGTCCAGAAAGCATGGCGGCTTCTAACAGTGTGTTTGCAGTCCGAGTGTAGCCATCTTCGAGTTCTGCCACGCGATGCTCCACGACCTCCAGTTGAGGCCTGTAATCAGCTAACTTAACGACGCCCATGTTTCACTCCTGCTTTGGCTAGTCTGTAAACACCAACAAGGCGCTCTGCGAACGCCCTGTTATTTGCTGCGGCTACCACTAATCCCTCAGGTGAATCAGGGTGTCGAATCTCTTCTTTTTCCTGGTATTTCTTACGACGTTTTGTCATAATTACTCCTGTGGATTGATCCAGTCTTTCTACATCAGGCCTCGAAGAATTCGCCGTTCTTCGGGGCTTTTTCTTTTGTCAGCATTCTGGCTACTTTCTTAGCCAGTTCCGCCAACTCCTCGTCTTCAACACCCCATTCAAGAACAGCCAGAAGCATTCCCATTTTTGGGATGAAGCTGTCTTTCCATCGCGAAATTTGCGATTCATTAATCCCTAACGCGTCGGCAACCTTTCGCTGACCACGCACAGCAATTCTATTCAGGATGTTGCTTGTAATTGCATTCGCTTTCTTGCGAGTACTTGTAAGTTCCATATGTAAGTATTTCCTTAACAAATAAGAAGTTATGCGCATCAACTTATGCGCGTTGTATTCCCGCATTTCGGCGGGAATGAGGACCATGACTGTTAAAGAGCAATTTGCTTATGCCGCTTTGCGGTAAGCGCTTTCTTGATACTTCAGGGCGCCAGCTGTAACGACTTCCAGTCGATAGGCGTCTTTCTCTGGGATGACTTCCTTCCACTGAGAGACTGCTGCGTCGCTAATGCCTAACGCTTTAGCTACAGCACGCTGGGTTCCGAAGTGGTCGATAACATCTTTCTTGTACATAGACTCGCTCCGAAATTAAAGAACACTTAAATTATCCACTAAAGGAAT